CACTGTCATAAACAGGAGTAGCAATAGCAGGTGTTGGAGCATTAGCCATTGGAACATTAGCATTGGGCGCTACAGGTTGTGTCGCAACACCAACAGGAGGAACAGAACCAGTAGGTGCGGCAGGATTGTTATAAGAGAATGTACCTGCTTGATTAGGTTTAACACCAAGTTTATCTAATGCCTGAATAGCACCTGATTGTTGCAAGCCATATAAAATTAAACCAGTTTTTGCCGCTTTGCCAATTTCAGCCAAAGGGCTTTGCCCCATGTACCTGCGTGGATCTCCAAAACTTAAACCAAAAGGTGCATCTGCTGCCATGATATTTCCTTAGAATCCAAAACCTTTGCTGGAAGTCTTTTGACCTTGTGTACCAGCAAAATTAGCAGTTGTAGAAGCTTGAGGCGTACCAAATACCACTTGAGCGTACTTAGAGTACACATCTTGAGGTACACCAGCATAACCAATTTGAGAAGCGGCAGCTTGTTGTGCGCCAGCAAGTCCCGCTTGACCTGCACCCATAAGTGCTTGTGCGGCAGCAGAACGATTTTGTTGAACTTGAGCTTGAGCGCCAGCGGCAGCAGTAGCTTGACGTTGAGCATTCAAAGAAGCCAAGTTAGCATCAGCCAAAGCCATACGAGAAGAGCCAAGGCCACCCGCAGCGCCATACATAGCGTTTTGACCTGCTTGAGACTCACGAGCAGATTCACGGCCAGCTTGCAAAGCTGCTTGAATTTGACCTTTTTCGTAGTTAGGATCAAATAAACTAGCTAAACCTTGAGTGCCTGTTAATAAAGAAGCTGCACCAACACCCTGTTGCAAAGCACCAGTTTGTTTTGCTACATTTGCGGCATTTTGAGCAGCCGCAGTAGAACCTGCCATGGTTTCACCCAAGACATCTTTAGCGCCTGTTACTGTGCCTTGATAAGCAGGTAAAAATGTATCTTTAAGAGCACCAGTTTGGAGTCTTAATAATTCTGTTTGTTCTGGAGTCATTTGTACCGATGAGGTACTTGAACCTTTTCCGAATCCCATGATTACGCTCCTTTACCAGTTGATTTAGCCATTTGACCCATGGCGTTTCCTAAACCTTTACCGCCCAAACCTTGGGTTTGTTTGCTAGGTTGATTATCCCACGGACTTACTGTATTTGAATAGGCATTAGGCATACCTATTTCAGGTTGTCCACCCTGACCAGGCATGGTTATTCGACCACCCATCATGCCCAAAGGCGGTCCTACGTTGTCCTGCATCTGGTTGCCCTGAGAAAAACTAGGTTGTTCAGTCTGTAATTGCTGAGTTTTAAGCAGTTGATCTTGAGGAGATTGCTCAATAGGATTCATCCCCATTTGCATAGATGACATTCCCGCATTCTTACCTGCTGGGGCAGAAGACTGAGGTAACTGTATTTGTGATGAAAAACCGCCCATAATTTATCCTTGTGGAGGTGTAGGCCAAACCACATTAAATGGATAGCCAGATTGTTGCGGAACATCTCTTAATTCTTGACGATAAACAGCCCATTGCTGTTGAAATTCAGGAGTTAAAGAATTATTTGGAATTTGAGTCCAATCAGATTGATAAAGCAATTTATCTCGTTTTTCCGTTACTGTTTGTTCAGTAAGTTGAAAACTGTCAACATCCACCCATGTTTTGGTTTGTGGCATCCATTTGTATCCAAGACCAGGTGGGGTTGCTTTTTCTTGCAATTCTTGTTGTGTGTATACAGATAAAACACCATTCATAACATAATTGATTTGTGGATCAGCATATCCTTGAACAAAAGTAAGGCCTTCTGCTTTATACAAATAAAATACTGATTCCAAACAATATCCACTATTGCAAATATTTCCATCAGAATCGTAACTGTAGTAATTCATCGTTTTGCTCCAATTGCATAAAGGCAAGAAGTTCCTATATAAGAATTAGTGCCAGTAGAACTCCAAATCAATTGAACACCACGGAGTCCAGCAGAAACAAATAAAGCGCCAGATGCAGTTGCACTTTGTTGAAAAGCACCACTAACCGAGCCTGTATCATAAACAATAACTCCATCTATATTCATTTGTAATCGCCATGTAGGCGCAATTCCAATATACGCTTGAGCAATTGTGCCAGTTGCAAATAAAACTCCTGCTTGATTCAACGTTAAAAAAACTGTTTGAGTGTATGTAGCGCCACCTCCATAATAAGCGCCATACCAATTATCAACAACTGGTACAGTTACAGCATTACCACCTATTTGCAAAGTTCCAACAGCAGCATTTTCAATAATGCCATTTGTTGCAGTAATTGCATTTGCAGATATTTTGTCTCCGGTAATTGTTCCAGAAACAATCAAACTACCTGTAATATATGTAGCTTGAGTAATCCACGATGTTGTATATCGATAAACAACAGCGTTGTTGGAAGAGTTATATGACACTGTAACAATATCACCAGCAACTGGATTACGGCCAATTACTGCAAGTACTTCAGCATTTGTTGGAGCAGAACTATCATTGGCAGCCCTAGTTACAAGAAATGTTGCAGATCCACTACTACCTGTTACACCAAATGAAACAGCATAAGCTGTAGATGTTGACCAAGTAACCGATGAAGTAGCAGTTGTTCCTGTTGTTGTTAACGATACTTGACAACCCCATAAAGTTGAACCAGCCACTGCTGCACCAGGGCTTGTTGACCAACCATTGGTAGTTGAAGGAAGCGTAAACGATCCTGTTGCCCAAGTGTAAGTAGAATTTCCAGACGGAAATGTAGTGGGAACAGAAGATGACCATCTATATAACTCTAAAAATGCAGTTCTAGTTCCTGTTGTACTTACGCCAGGAAACGCATTAGATGAAGATGCTGACCAAGGAATGCTGTTTGATGTAGCTGAAAGTGAATCTGCATATTCTTGACGCACAACATATAAAACTTTTCCAACCACAGGAGCAGGTGGTATCACGCTCCATCCATTTGTTGTTGCAGGAGCAGTAAACGTATTTGTTGACCAAGTATATGTAGAATTTCCTGATGGGAAAAGAATTGGCGCAATATCCGACCATTGATACATATCAAGTATGGCAGTTCGATTTCCGTTTAATCCAGAAACTCCATTTGATCCGTTATATGCAATACAACGAATTGGATTTGCAGTGCTAGTCCAATCTAATGTAGAAGTAGTGGTAGTTGCAACAACTGTTAATGGAACAGTAATTGCCCATAAATAGTTTCCGGCAGTTGTATTGCTAGGTGTTATGGATGACCAACCAAATGGTGCTGTGTAGTCTCCATTAGACCAAGTGTAAGTAGACGTTGTAGTTGGTCTAGTTGGTGTTGCAGATGAACCCGTCCAAATAAAAATAGTTGGAAATGCCGACATTATTCCGTTAGCACCAGCCGTACCTACCGCACCATCATAAACAACTGGCATATTGATTGTTTTACTAATTGGAGATGGTAAGTTTGATCCGTTAACAGTTAATGTTACTGTTACACCAGTAGATGATAATGTTGGAGTGACAACAACTGAAGATGTGGTTGCGCTTGTAGGTGTAGCGCCTGAAATTGCCCAAGAGTATGTTGGAGCAGTTATGTTTTGAAGTAAAGCAGAAAGTGTGGCGCTTGGCGGAGTGTACAAACCACCTGCATTTTGTGTAAAAGAAGTGTATCCATTGATATCAACACTTGTGCCCTGTTCACCTTGTGCGCCAGGATCTGTAAATATAAGTTGTAATGTTGCTACAGAAGCTTGGTTAACAACACCAAGACTGTTTTTGTATCGTACAGGAACTGTAATATAAGCAGGACTATTGCTCATTGCCGTTGGAGTGGGCCATTGAGCAAAATCGCCAGCGTCTGTTGGGCTTCCAATAGTAATGTTTGTATAGGAAATGTCTGCATTTCCAGTTGTAGAACTATTACCAATACGCCATGAATCATTTACAAAACTTACATCAGTATCTGTCTGAGCATCAGTAAAAGGAACAACAGCACCTTTGTCTGTCGCATACATTTGAGGAACAATGCCAGTAAAAGATGGAACCAATGGACTGCCAGATCGTGGCACTTGCAAAATAGTAGGCGTAAAGTACGATGCAAATGATTCAACAATAGCCGGAACTGTTCCTGATGTAATGACATCAAGATCAATAGATGCGCCAGTATCTACTAGCCATCCAGAATCAGGTGCAGCTATTGAAACGGCAAATTGGATTTGTCTTCCACCAGTTGTTTGATACCATAATGATTTAGTAATACCAAAACCGCCACTAGCAGCGTACCAAATGTAATCAGCATAATTTGATGATTCGGCAGGATCGTTGGAGTTTCGCAAACCAAAATAACTACGATTTAAGGGTGAGTCGCTAAAATTTATAGAGCCATCAGAACTGTCTGCATATTTAACAGCCATGTACTGATACAAATACCCAATAATAATCC